GTGCCCGCGACGATCACGGCTGCGATGCCTTTGCCGTTCGCGTCCGGGATGAGCGCGTCACCGCGCGTGACATTGCCGCCGAGCTCGAGGTAGGCGAGCCCGGCCTTGATGGCATCGACCTGCTCACCGGAGGCGGCTGCCACGCCCTCCGAGACGCCCAGGATCGCAACCGAGGCGTCCGTCGCCTGGATGGCGGCGTAGTCGGCGGCGCCCGCCTTCAGGAACCGATGCTTCGCGATGGCCGCGCCGGCGGTATAGCTCTTGGTGAGTAGCGAGTTCATGGATGCTCCTGTGGCCCTGTGGAAAGAGGCGTGACCGCTACTGCGTTGCGGCCGCCTTGGATACGTGCTCGACCGCCGCGATCACCGATACCTCACGGCCGGCCTTGCGCTCGGATTCCTGAAATTCGATCGCGCGCTTGGCGATCACTTCACCGGTGAGCTCCGTCTGCTCGGCGCCGCGCTGCGCGTGCTCGGTAAAGTCCACTGCCTTGGGCAGGTTCGTGAGGAAGCCGCGCAGCCATTCATCCGGCTTCGCGGTCTTCTTCGCCTCGCCTTCGGCAAACTCGATCACGCCGGCATCGTTCGGGCCGGCCATGTAGGCGACGAGCCCCGCCTGGTCGCGCGGCAGCACTTTGCCGCCCTTTACCAGGCCGGCGACGAACTCGGCGATCGCGGTGCGGCGCGTAACCAACTCCGCCGCCCGCAACCGCTCCTCGCGCGCAGCGAACTCGGCATTCTTCCGGTCGAGGGCTTCCTGATCGGTTTTGATCTTCGCTTCGCGCGCTGCGATTTCTGCTTGCGTGGCCATGTCGTTCTCCGTGTTGAGTTCCTCGGCGTATGCAACCGCCGCCTGGTTGCCGCGAGCCGCGGCCTCGAGATCCTCGACCATGTAGCCGGGGATGATCTGATCGGCCTCTTCCAGCGTGAACTTGCTGATCAACCACTCGCGCATACGGCGCCACAGCGATGCGTTTTGCATCGGCGTCCAGTCGCTGAACTCGATGACGCCTTCCGCGCTCGCGCTGAACGCGACGGGTTTCAGGCCCTTGACCGATGGGGGTGCTGCGCCGAGGAAGCCGACGTGCCGCAGGTAGTAGACCCCGGGCTTCGGATTGTCATCCGCGTCAGGCAACCAGAAGCTGGCGGAGATTTTCTTGAAGCGTCCGGCAGCGACCATATCCGCGAACGCCGCGTCGAGCTGCTGGGGCTCGGCCTCCAGCCGCCCGTTGAATTTGAGGGACTTGATCCACCCGTAGGCGGGCGCATCGGTCTTCGGATGGCCGATGACGATCGGCGCCTCGTGCACCGCCGGATCGTAGGCCGCGGCGGTGGCTGTCAGATCAGCATCGGAAAACTCCAGGGATTTGCCGCTTGTCGCGACATGGCGGCCGGGCTTGAAGATTTCGATCGCGCTCATGAGCGGCGAAGTCTGCCGCCCGGCGCTGCCCGTGTCTCTTAACAGATGTTAAGGATTTGATCCGCCGTCCCAGGTTGCGCGCATCGCATCGCCGATGGCATCGAGCGCTTCCGCGCTCCAGTCCTCCGGCAGCCCGTCGGTCGGGAAAATCATGCGCGCCGGGATCGTCACCTTCTTTGCGAAGATCAACTTGCCGTCCGGACCGGGAAAGACCAGCACGCCGCCAGGCTTGGTGGGTACAATCGTCGCGCCCTTCTGATGGGTAAGTGCGTGCGGATTGTTGGTGCCGATCTCCACGCTGTTGCCCTCGACCTGATAGTCGATCGAATTGAGGAGATGCCCCTTGTCAAGCAGCGGCTGCCCCGATCGTACCTTAAGAGGTGCCCAAGGGCGCCCGTAAGGATCGGTGCTGGTCTGGAATCCTCGCTGCGTTTTTTCCTTGAAGAGCCTGCCGATCGCATGCAGAGCCGGCGCGGGATTCTCGCCCATTGCGACCAGCCGGCTCAACGCTTCGCGGACCGGCGCGTCCTGGACTTCGATTCTGACGTTCACCGGCGCGTCCTCAGCCGGGCAGCCTCGGCATCGAGCCACGCGAGGAACGCATCGCGCAGCTCCGGTGGCGCGCCCGCCGCTTTCTGGCGCGCGATGTCCACGATCTCATCGCGCCGGCTCGCGCCCGGTGCGTAGCCGAAGCCGGGGTCGACGCCGACCGGCACCTCGATCGTCTCACCGGTGCGCGGATTGGTCCATTCGCGCGTGGGTGACGCCGGCGCCTCATCCGGCCCGCGCTTGCCCAGCGCCTTCAGATCGCGCTCGGAGAGTTGCCGCACGGTGCAGCGGCAGTGCCAGCCGTTGGGCGGCGTGTGGGTCTTCCACCACGGATCATCCCAGCGCAGGATCTTGCCGTGCCAGGCGCGGTGCTGCGGACGGGTGCGGCCGTCGAGGATCGCGTTGTACATGACATACGGCGCGATGCGATGGTTCTCCTCGATCCGCGCCCAGTGGCCCGAGGCGTACGACGAACGCAGGTTGACGTCATAGATCGTGTTAAGGCGCCGCACGCTGCCCAACTGAACCTCGCGGGTTTCACCGGTGGCGGGATCGGGCATCATGGCGCGCCCCCACCAGCCCCGGCGGACGAGCTCGGGCTGCAGCTCCTGGATGAAGCGCTCGCGACTCCAGCCTTCCGCGATCGCGCGGTCGACGTAACCGCGCACGTCAGACAGCAGATCGAGGTCCATCATCTTCGCTACCGTGAACGAGCGGTCATGCTCATCGTGGAGCATGTCCTGCCAGGCAAAGGACGCCTTGAGCCCCTTGCCCTGGAAGAACGCGACCGCCTTCGCAGGCGCGAGACCGAAGTTAACTTCGGTCGCCAAGCGTGCGGCCCATGAGATGAGCGATGAAATTTCCGCGCGTGAGCGACTCGACCAGCTCCTCGGTGGGCGGATTCGCCATGATCTCGGTCAGGCGTTCGCGAAAGGTCACGAGGTCGCCGGTCGATTCGGCCATCGCGAGGAGCTCCTCCACGCTCGCACCAAGCACCTCGCGCCAGCGCTGCGCAAACTGGGCGGCCGCCTGCTCGAGCGCCTCCTGGTCTTCGGTGCCGACGTCGCCGGCTTGTGCCGGATCGGCAAACTCCGCGCCGGGCTGTCGCGCCGGCAGCGGACCCGGCGGCGGGGGCGGAGGTGTCGGTTTCTTCCTCCAGGAGCCGCCATAGGTCTCGTTGATGTACTCGATGGACTCGGGCTCATAACCCATCTCGTGCAGCGCCTGATCGATCTTCGCGCGCTTCTCCAGATCCTCGCCCTCGTCGACCTGGCGCCACACGCGCGGCACCGCCGCCCCCGGGAAATTCCATTCGGTGAGCCAGCGCGCCGGGCCGCGATTGAACGATGAGCAGATGAGATCTGCATCGGCCTTCACGATGTCCTGGCGCACGTCGTGCGCGTTGTCCTCGCCGCCCAGACGTCCCGGTGTCGCGTCGCTCGATCCGGTGTGGCCGAGGACGACCTTGGCGATCGCCGCGTCCATGCGATCGTAGAGCTCCGTGTAATCGGCGGTACCCGAGCGCGCGGCCTCGATCAATTCAATCGCCATGCCCTCGGGCAGGATCACGCCGGCGTCCGTGGCGATCGCGCCGAGCGCGGCGAGAAGCCGCGCCTTCTCTTCGGGGGTCGCGCCGCCCGGATACGTGCCCTTCGCCGTGGGCTGGCCGAATTTCTCCAGGAAGATCAGCCAGAACTTGATCCCGTTGCGCTTGAAGAATACCGGCCAGTAGAGCCAGTGCGCGAGCCCCAGGCCGTAGGGCTCGTCGTCATGATCGGCGCCGGTGCAGAATGCCCAGAACTTGCGCTCCGGCAGCCGCTCCCCGTGCATCGTGTCCGCCATCGTCAAGAGCCGCAGGTTCATGTCGCCATCGAACACGAAGCGGCGCCGGTCCCGCACCTTGATCCGGTCGATGGTGATGAAGCTGCCATCCACGCCCCACATCATCTCGGCAGCCGCGTGGCCGTAGAACATGCCGTAGAGCATCTTGTCGGTGCACGCGTCCCACTGCACATTGTCGAGCTGCTCCTGGAGGAACGCCGCGGCGGCCTTGTCTGGCTCCGACTTTCCGCCCGCTTCGACTTCCCACGAGCGAGAAATCACAGCGAGGCGCCGCTGCGCGAATACCGATCCGACCTGGTCATCGCGCAGCACCTCGCGGTAGAGGTTGTAATTCGCGGCACCGCGCGCGAGGAGCACCGTGTCCTGCGGCTGCAGGCGCTGCATCGGCTGAACGAACCCACGCGTTACGTCGCGGCCATCGCGCGTGCTGGCTATCTCCCGCGTTTCGGCTGGGGCGGCCGTCAATGCTTCGGCGAAGCTCGCCGGCACGATCATGCCCGAGGGCAACGT